ATCTTTTTATTATGTATCTATATAAGGATTAATATTTATTTTCACTAAATAGCCTGTAACCCGCGCCAAATATAGCTTTCATGCTAGTAAACCATTATCTTTTTTAAACTAGATTAACTACGTAAGACATAAAAAAACCGCATTTAAGCGGCTTTTGTTTAAAAAACGTACAATTATTAGTTATGAAAGTTCATACCTAAAACCGCGTTTTCCTTTGGCTTTTGATACTTTTCCAGCATCGACCAACTGTTCAAGTATCTGGTTGACCTGTTCTTTTTTGTGTGGTCTGCATCTGTTAGCTATCACACCTGCTGTTTGCGGCTCATCAAAACCGATTAGCAACGACTGAATTTTCATGGCTATTGAGTCACCAGGCGCTTCTTTTTCTTTCATATTTGAATAAGCCAAACGGATTTTCCTATTTATATCGTCTAACACTAGCGCATAAGCCCATCTAACATGCTCAGACGTGCGAACGCCATCAGGTATAGCTAACACATGACTAACCTTTCCTACAAGCTCATAACCGCGCCTAGGGATTGCTTCTAGCCCTGAGTCACTTTGTGCCGCTTCTGCCATGTCCCAAAATGATTGATAAACTTCATCAAGCATTAAAGCAGCATCTGGCCTTGTTTCAATTTTGTGTTGTTCGTCGTAAAACTCGACGCGTGATTCAAAATCCAGTGCATTAAATGAACCGGGGCTGTACATATTGGAAATAGCATTTTGCATTTGTTCGCCCATCTCTGAGCGCTTGTAATTTGTTTTTCTTTTTGGATTGTTTTCTGGCTCATCAAATATCATTGCACGTGATAAAAAACCGTTTGTTGCGCTCTCATATTCCATCAGTGCATTAAACGTCACAGGAGTAGTAAACCCTAATATTGATATAAATGGTCGTTCTATCCCTTGGTCGATTGATGACAATGCGCGTTCAACCTGCGGCAGTCTCGCTGCATACCTGCCATGTTTATCTTCATTTTCATCTATTTTTTTGCGGCATTTTGCGGCTTCGTCGTTTAGCTCTTTTTTTATCGCGTCTTTTACATCGCCAGAAACTGGTAAAAATGAATCTGCTTTGCTGTAAATTGACATAACCAATCCAATCACACCTTCAAGATAACTAGCGCCACCTTTTGAAGCGTTCATTATTTTACGCAGTACCAAACCAAATTCATCAATACAATAATAACTAGCTTGATGTCTGGTTAGGTTTCTAATGATCTCCTGCTCTGATTTAATTGCGCCATGTGTAGCCGATGCAATACCCGCTGTTTTTAGGATTTGATTGTAAGCTTTTTGCACCGCTTCTTTGCCTGTTGAGCTACCAGCTATACAAAAGCTAAACATATTGGCTGTCATGCCGTCATGCGCGTCTTTTGTTCTCATACCTGCAATGTTACCGACTGCCGTTAATGCTGCGGCTACTGCAAGGTTTTCGCGTGGATATAAACATTGTCCGTTGATCCACTTTGTAAGCTCACCAACAAACCCTGGTGGACGTTTTAAATCAATTCCTTGGGTATCTAAGGTGGCAACTGGATCTTCTTCTACCAGGTCGCTGGTAAATTCTACAGATTGAACATAGCCGTTCTGCTCTGCGTAATGTATTAGACTGCCAAGTGTTACCGGGTTTGCAGATTTGCCGAACGAGTGCCAGCGCTTGCGCATCATTGTAAAATCGTATTTCTCGCTTGCTTTGCTCCATTCATCCCAAATGCCGAACCCGTCACCGTTTGTGGCGTGATGGATTGCCATGCCACATCTGATCCATTCCTCATAATCAACATCAGCATTTTTGTAACAGTTCAGCATATTTATAATGTCGTCGTCTGTCACGTCCATTTGTACGCCGTTGTATTCTGCGCGGTGATATTCTGGTTTAGCTAACAACTCAAGCAATGAAGTTGGTGCTTCTTTTATGTCAGATGGTGAGCCATGCAAGCAATCATATGATGCGCCGCTTTTATGTTTTGATTCTGCGCCTACAACATAGCCTGATGATTTAAAATCAATGCCTTTGTAATTATCATGGTGTTGAGCTAATGCTGTTTTTTCTGGCACTTTAAAATACAGGTGCATAGAACCACCACCCGAACCTGTTTTAACTGCAAAACCTGCCTCTGATAATAAGTCTATTTTTAAATCGCGGCATAAGTCCATAAAAGCGTCAACACCTTCATTCCTTGCATCAACGTCAACAACTAGATAACCAGTACATAACACGCCAAAACCGCTGTCGAATTGCCCCATTTCTTCCATTGTTTCCAACTGCTCTTGTGACCAATCAGGTGTGTGTTGCCAGTTTGAAGCAATCGGGTGTTTTCCTGCTGCATCACAATGCGGGTTTGGGCAATCACATTGATCACCCGTAAACCCATAAAGGCCAAATATTTTTAGCCCTGCTTTTATATAATCGTTTTGATTCATTTAATTTCCTTAAACATATCTAGTTGGTCAAAATCAATCTCACAAGACTCAGATCCACATCCTGAGTCATGTCGTTTGCTTCGCCTTAATGTTGCTTTTATTTCATCTTCTGATTTGTCGGCATATATCTCTGCGATACCTTCAATTGATAAGTTACCTCTATATATTACATCTGATGTAACTCCGCGCTTATCTGACATATCTCTAACGTCAAACCCTATCATTATTTCTTTCCATTCCTTGTATAAATCAGGCTCTTGCTTAATAGCTAAGGCAATTTTTGATACTGATTTTTTATAGCAAAATACACAATTTCCTAACCACTCAGGAAGATCCAAATCAAACGGCATTTCTTTCCACCAACCTATAATATCTTCTTTTTCCATTTGGCTAATTTCAGCCAAATATTTAATGTTTGGCTTATCTTTTAACCTGCGCTTTTCATCAATCCTCATACCTAACCACTGCTTATATTCTGTTAGGTTTTTAGATGCAATATACTTCATCATTGGTTCTGTTTTTAATCTACCATTACTAAATGGACTTGTTAAACATGGTGTTGAATACTTTTTAATCATTTCTTTAAATAATGATAAATCCCACCCCATATCACTAGTCTGAATGATTTTGTAGCTAACACCAACGCCCATTTCCTGATTAATAACCGCTTTCAAAACCGTCAATTCAATATTAAAATACTCAACACATGCCCTAACAAAATCATATGTTTTAGGGTGTTCTGCGCCTGTGTCCATAAATACATATTCAACGTCCAAACCTTCATTTTTACGCTTTTGCTCCATCAAGTGAACTAAATAAGCTGAAGTTCTACCGCCCGAAAAGCTAACTATATGTTTCATTGTTTGTACCCTATTCTAAAATCGTGATAAATGTCGCGGATTGGCATCGCAAAACCCTGCGGCGTGAAAATGTAGATACAAACGGGAAACTTCGAACCCTGTTTTTTGCCGTTTTTATCTAGAAATTCGCTACCGTCTGGGCGCAAAAAACCCAATCTGAACGGCATATGGATCACAGTGTCGGCATATTGACGCGCTAACCTTGTGTAACCGACTTCTGGTTTATCAGGTATTAGCATTAGTGTTGTGTTGCTTAGTAATACTGACTCCTCATGTGCCTTTTCAATCCACGGCGTTATGTCTGAATATGGAGGATTACAATAATTTACTTTTTGCCATGATGTTTCTAACCCGTCTAAATCCAATTCAAGCGCTAAGAAATTTTTAGCTTTGGCGGTATTAGTTGCGCAACATACATCTAGCTGTATTTTTAAGTTGGTATAATCCTCAAGCGATTCAATAAACCACCATGGAGTTTGCGCGCAATCTTGCTCTGACTCTGGTGTTGTTGTATTGTTTAAGTTCATTATATTTACCACTCCAATTCTTTAACGTTAAATTCATTGGCACATAATGAACATTTAACGCCTGTAACTTCAAACTCTTTATGTGAGTCATACCATGAGCCGTCAGGGCATGCTTGCGTTAAAACTTGACCTTCTTCGTTGTGATCATGGTTTGACGTATCCCTAGAATCTAAAATATTAATTAAGTTATCGCACTCTGGGCAATGTACCCATATTTCTATATCTAATCTTGCGCTAACAGTTTTCATTATATTTCTTCATCCCATTTAACTACATCTGGCCGCAATTCTTCGCGTTTAAAATAACCGTCTGTTTTAAAGTGTACTGTTGTTGCTGCTTTAGCTGATATTCGCCCACGTTTGACCCACTCATAAACCGCTTGTGGTGTCACGCCACATTCATCAGCAAGTCGTTTTCTGCTACCAATCCACGCCAATAATTTCATTAGTTCGTCCGCTTGCTGCTGTTTTATATCTGATGCCGATTTCATTTTTTTAGTTCTCTATATAGTTAAGTTATCAGCATACTACTTTAAAATTTATTTTAAATAAAGCTTTACATATAAATTTATCTATATAATATGGGCAGCGTAGAAAGAAAAGAGGAGGACAAATTAATGTCATTACTATCTACTATTAGTAAACCCGCCGACCGTTCTGTTATCTGTACCATTACAGGTGACGCAGGAACAGGAAAAACCACGCTTGGTGCTACATTTCCAAAACCTATATTTATTCGTATAGAAGATGGATTGCAAGCAGTACCAGAAGCAAACCGCCCTGATGCCTTTCCAGTCATCTCAAAAGTTGATCAGTTATGGGAACAGCTAACCGCTTTAATAACTGAGCCACACGACTATAAAACAGTTGTTATTGATTCAATTACACAGTTAGAAACCTTGTTTGCTGAATACGTTATAGCAAATGATCCAAAGCAGCCAAAAAGTTTAGCGCAAGCAAACGGCGGTTATGGCGCTGGGTATCTTGCTGTTTCTGCTTTACATGGCAGAGTCAGAAAAGCTGCAAAGGCTTTGAATGAAAAACGCAATTTGCATGTTGCATTTATTGCTCACAGCGATGTTTCGACAATTGAATTGCCTGATCAAGACCCGTATAGCCGTTACGAATTGCGACTTCATAAAAAATGCACTCCGCACTATGTTGATAATGTTGATCTAGTTGCATATCTAAAATTAGAAACATTTACAACTGGTGACGGCGACCGCAAAAAAGCCATTTCAACTGGCAACCGTATTGCTGTTTGTTACACAGGTGCGGCGCAAGTTAGCAAAAACCGTTATGGAATATCAGAAGATTTGGAAGTGGCGCAAGGCGTTAACCCATTCTTACCATTTATCAAATCATTAAACCCCACTAAAAAAGAGAGTAAATAATTATGTTATTTTGGACAACAGAAGCATTAGCAAGTACAGGTACAGTTGAAACTGGTGGCGGATCTATTGAGCCAATTCCAGCAAAAACGCAGGTTAAAGCTGCAATTGATGAAGCAAAGTGGGATAGCTACGACGGTGATGAATACATAAGTTTGCGTTGGACAGTTTTAGCGCCAGCAGATTATAAAAATCGTAAGATATTTCAGAAGATTAAAGTAAACGACCCGGCAAAAAGCGAGAAAGCCAAAAAAATGCTAGGAGCTATTGCAGTAAACGCAGGCGGAGGATTGTTAAAAACTGCTGGTGAACCAAGCGACTCTGATTTGCAAAAGCACTTGCTTAATAAGCCAATGGCTTTGCTGTTACAGGTTTGGAAGATCAAACCCGAAGATGGCAGCGATGAAATGACAGGTAACTGGATAAGCTCGGTCAGCCCATTAAAGTCAAAAGTTGCGCCAACTCCACCAC